ATGAAAGACGAATTATTGGTTCAAGTAATAAAGAACATGAAAAAGGAAGGGTATTACTGTCTTGTTACGGAGCTTGACGAGCTGGACCAGATTATCATGAAAACTCCGGTATTTGAGCATTTTGAGACGGCGGTCTGTGATTGCCTGTACCGGATAAAATTCATGTTCGGTGATAAAAATATAACAATAAGAACGGGAGACAAGAAAAATGAAAGTTAAGGCATTGATTATAGCGGAAGAAATTCATTCGTTCAAAACACGCAAAGGCGAAGAAATCAGGCAGGTCTTATTGACCGCGTTGGATAAATCGGAATTAACGGAACATCGTTTCAAGAACACGTTTGACGTGGCCCTGGATACGCCTGTTGAAGAGTACAAGAATTCCGTTGTTGATAAACTCGTTGAATTAGCTCTGACAGATTTGAGCCAGATATTCGGTGGTCGCGCCCGTTTTCGCGGCAGGCTGATTGATAAAGTAGTCAAGGTTTAATGATTGAAGCCGGGTCGGTGATTTTGGGAGCTGGCCTTACCAGGATATGGGGATTGGCCGATCCGGCTTCCTTCTGAAAGTTAACATTCACGTATTTATCATGTTGAAATCATGATTTTAGAAAATCCAGAGACATTTTTTTTGAGTTCTATTATGTGGCAATTATTCGGCGGCCTGACTTTTCGGCAAGCTAAATTGTCTGAACGTGCCCGGTTGTCAATGTGGTTTGCTTTTTTCAGGCAAATAGCGGCTCATAACAAGGTTCATAGGAAAGATTTACTCTGGTGCTTACGCTTAGAGCGCGGCGATTCGTTCGGGCGTTTGCATTTTCATTTTTTAATCGCCGGCCTGCCGGAACAGGGTGTCACTATGGGAAATAGATTTGCGATGCGCGCGCTGTGGAAACGCATCGGCGGCGGTATTTCCCGGATTGATCTGTATGACAATCGGTTGCATGGGTTGCCATATATTGCGGGGCTCTTGGGTTGCTCTGCCTCTGATATAGGCTCTGGATCTATGGCGTATGAGTCGGCCAAGTTCGGGGCGGCCAGGTCGGTTCTGATGCTGTCCAAGTCGGTTGAGAAAGTAATTCTGATGAATCATTATCGGGATTCTTTGATGCTGGCAAAGTTACAGACAGACGGAAACGTGCAACACGTCGTCGGGTAATCACCCGAACGTGACATACAAAGGTTCCGGGCGGCCTGCCGCCGCGAAGCGGCGGCGGGCTGGCCGGATGGCTTGAATATAGGTCTATCAAAATTCAGTCCTTCGGGGTTGGGGTTTAAGGTCGGCAGGGGAAAAGGGCTTCGTAATTCAAAGCGGTTTTTGCGGTTTGATTTTTTCGCGCTTTTGGGTGGTCGGAATCAATGCCTGGGGATGGAAGGGAAGATTTGAAAAATGGAAATCAATGTATTGACTGAACTGCTTTTCGGTTTCGGGATCGGGCTAAGCCTTGCCTTTCTCGCAACCGGCTTCCGGTATGTTTTGAAATCGTTTTCAACGGTCGGGGACTCCGGCTGATGGGCTTATGACAAAAAGTGAAGCGTATAGACTAGCGAAATCATTCTGGGCTTTGGGTTTGGGCGCTTTGATTGTTGAAAGGCGTTTAGATATCCGGCGTCGGCCTTACCGTCATGATTGGCTGGTTTATGCCTGCGGTGAACAATCGCCGTCTGGTTTATCTACCGCTTTACAGTGGGCGAACAGGCTTTGGAAAGAAAATTATATCAATGCAAAGACATGAAGCGAACATTCTGAAGGAATACGCCTGGTCTAATGGCGCGGAAGCCTGTCTTTTCTGTGTGCATGATGAAGTAATTAAAACCGTGGAAGATATGGAAACTATGATTCTTCCGGATGGCACAAGCACTTTTGACGGTCGCTGGTTTGTCTGTGTTGACGGTCGCCGGAGTCCTGAAAATTATCAGGAAGCGGAAGACTGGCTGGACCGTCTTCTTGCCGCTGTTTGATTTGAAAATAAATAAATAATCGAGAGGGGGTGTTTCAAAGATGTTCAAGAAAATCAGAAAGTATATCAAGATCGGTTTGCCGGTCGCTCTTGCGGTCGGTTTGCCTGTCTTGGGTTTTGCAGAGGACACCCCTCCGCTTGACCTGACCGCGGCTGGCGTGACGCTGGCCGGATATATCGCCGTGGCCGCCGGTGCGGCTTTGGCCATATTCCTTGGTCTGTATGGTATCCGGATAATTGTCCGCGCTTTCAAAGGCGTGAAATAATCCGTCCGGGTTATGGGACAGCCCTGCATAGGTGGGGCTGTCCTTACTCGGTTCTGTTCTGTGTAAAAGTTGGGTCTGGTTACGGAGCAATGATTACGAAAGTTTTATGAAGTAATGATTGCGGAGTATGAGCAAAAACTAAAAACAGTTTCATTTGGTGAATCTGTTTGAAAGTGTTGCGAATCTTTGGGCGGTCTTTTTCCGGTGCTGTGTAAAAGTCGGGTCTTACGGAGTAATGATTGTGAAAGTTTTATGAAGCAATGATTACGGAGTTATGAGCAAAAGCTGAAAACAGATTCATTCTATGAATCTGTTTGAAAAGCGTTGCGAATGGAAGGCAATTTCCAATGACGAATAATATTATAGAAGTTTCCGGCGCGGCGATCTATGCGGGATTGTATGAGCTTTTCATTCAGTTTCTTTTGCCGGTCGTCGTTATATGGGGAGGGTGTTATGGGGTTAAGGTTATTATTCGCGCTTTTAAGCGTGTTTCTGGCGGCTGATGTTTTTGCCGCGCCTTTTCAGGGAATACCTGTTTTTGACGAGCAGGTTTATTCCGCTGTTACAAATCTTTCCTCCCAGGTTTCATATCTTTCGGTCCAAGTTGCAGGTCTGACAAACCTGGTCTTTCAGGGGTCGTCTCTGGCTTTGAATCAAGCCTTAATGTTTTTGTTGAAAGTTAATTTATGGATTTGGGGGACAATATGCGCGCTTATCTGTGCGGTCTGCTTCTTTGCTCGGTCATAATGGCCGTGCTTGTTCGTCCTGTGGCGGCTGAAGAACGTCCCTGGAGTCGGAATCCGTTTAGCCAGGGCCAGGGAAACGGTTTAGGGGCCGTCATTCAAGTTGATCAATATTATAATGTTGTTTGGTCAAACTGGCCTGTTGGAATAACGAAACCATCTATTGGCCCGTTTTGGTCCAGGACGTTTAAGAATTTTGAAGGTGTTTCAATATGGGATTTTCACTATATCCCGCCTCCAGGGGATGCAAATTCTATGCAACCTCCCGGGAATCTGGTGAATGGATCAAATTATTATTTTCAGTGCGATGTCCCTGTTTTGAATAATTCTTATCCTATTGTGGATTATCAGTGGGCGAATTGGCATTTTTATAGTGATGTCGGATGGATTTATTGCGTTTATTCTACTAATGGCCCTCCGCCTCCGCCGGATTATTATTGCTATTTTGATTTAGAGGGCGTGGCCTTTTTTGACGGGCAGACGAATAAATCTTTTCAAGCCGAGCTTTTTGTAGCGTCTGCAATAGACAATACTTATCCGGGCCCCTGGTCGTCCAAAGGTGTTTTTACTCATACGACTTCAGGCGCGTATTTGGACAGTGTCCATTACAAATTAGGGACAGTAGAACAAGCATATAATGTTTTTTATGAGTGGATTATTTATGTTCCTGGTCAATTGCCGGAGCAGCTGCCGATGGCGATGACATCTCTTTCTAATCCGAATGATTTTCATTATGTGACGAAGTTAGATTTTACTGATTACAACACTAATTCGCCTTATGTGCCGCCTGCTCCGACAAACTCTCCGCCTGACCCTTATATTCCTTATCCAGGCGATGATGCTTATGACCCGGAAACACCGCCTGGCCCCTGGCCGCCTTACTATTCGCCCTGGCCGCCAAATTATTATCCGCCGCCGCCTTTGACGGAGTGGCCGCAATATCCGCCGCCTAACTGGCCTTACAATACCAATTCGCCATATAATCCGCCCGGGCCGGATGATCCTACCCCGGACCCGAATAATCCGACAAACTATGTGCCGCCAGATCCCGGCAACACAAACGGGGGTGGCGGTTACACGCTGGCGCAATGGTATGACATGCTTCGTTCTGCGTTAAGTGATGAAGCAAATTCTTATATTCCTTCTGACCCGGCGCAATACGGCTTGACGTATTCAAATGATCTGCTCCGCGCGGCCAGTGATTATACGGAAAAATATTTTGCTGAATCCGATAAATTCCAAGCTGAATCTGACGCTTTTCTGGTCAAGGCAAAGGGAATTCTTGACGTGGTTTCTTTGCCGTTGCCGAGTGTTGGCATTAAAGAATCATTCAGTTTTACGTTTCCATATCTTGATCAAGTTGTAGAAATACGGACCTCTGACTGGCCGATAATCGGCGTTTTCCGCACGTTTATGAAATGGATCATGGCTCTGCTTTCGTTCTGGATTGCTTTCGTAATGATTAAAAGAACATTCGGGAGGGTATAAAATATGTTGAGATTATTATTTTTATTTGCCGGAAAGTGGCTTGACGCGATTATTCGCTTTCTTCAAATATCCGGCGGCTTTCTTTCTTACCTGATTTCGTCCGGCTTTGCGATTGTTCTTGCGTTTATGATGTCGCTGACCAGCGCGATCCGTTTTGCCTCGCGTTTGCTCGGCTATATCGCGCTCTGGATTGACAAGTTGAGAATTCCCGACTCTGTGACCGGGGGCTTGTCTGACACGGTCAATGTCTTGTCCGTCCTGGAGATTACCAACACGTTTTTCCCTTTGACGGAAACTTTCCTGATGATGATTGCGCTTGTTTCGCTCGGGATAGCTTGCGCGGTCTATGGCCTGGTCAAGTCATGGATTCCTACCGTTTCCGGTTAAGGCGTATCGCCCAAAAAGAGGGGGTGCTGGGATAAGGACTGACTCTGGATCGCCTGACGTGGAGTGTTTTAAGGGGTGTTTTTTTTCCGGCAAGGGTGGGAAATGATAGAAGTTTATGAAGGACGTTTGGGCGGTGGGAAAACTTATCATGCTGTCCGGCGTATGTGCGAATACATCGCCGCCGGTGGTTGTGTCTGTTCAAATATCATGTTGAACATGGAGCCGGTTAAGGCGTTTTTGCGGAGCCGGTATGATTGGGAATATCAAAAAGGACAATTCATTTATTTGGAAGATGAGCAGATCAATCAATTTTACAAGCATACTCCTCCAGGTATTGACGGGACTCCGTCGCTCGTGGTCATTGACGAAGCTCATATCTGGCTTAATGCCAGGGATTGGGCGAACGTCCTGCGCGAAATGCTTATTTTCCTTTCTCAATCCCGGAAGTGTTTCACGGATATTATTTTCATCTCCCAGTCCGCGCTTAATTTGGACAAGCAAATTATGCGGCTGGTTCAATATATCTGGCGTTTCCGGGACCTTAAAAAGCTCAAGATTTCCGCGCTTGGGATTGGCTGGCCGCTCAATCAGTTTCTTATGGTTCAATATGATTATGACGGCAAGACAATTTTGGATAAGCGGTTTGAATTCAAGGACGTTGGCATTTATGCGCTTTATAATACCTACACTTTGCTTCGGACTTTTACCCGCCTCAAGGGGCATGGCGCGAAGTTTGACGGCAAGATTAAACGGAAGGGGCGGCGCATTATGAGATTAATTTTCTTTATTCTTTTGATTATTGGGCTTGGCTGGCTGGCGTGGTCCCGGCTTGGCTCCAGGTTTGGATTTGTAAAAGACAAACCGGTCCAGTCTGCGTTTGTGCCGTCTGCCGGTTCAGTTCGGCCTGTGGCTGGTCCGGCAATCGCGCCAGGCGTTTATGCCAAGCCGCCTGTAGATGTCGTCCTGCATGAAGCGTTTCTTGGCGTTGTGGAAGATGAACGGGGCCGGGTTGTAACAACTGAAAATGACCGTTATATTCAGGGACAATATTGTCGGCTCGGCAAGGTCCTCTTTTGTTATGAAGATAAGGTTTTGATTTCCGGTTTTGACAAAAAGCCGCATATGGTTCTGGCCGATATGGCCGCCATGCAAAGAATCCGGGACAGGATTGCGGAAGACCAAGCGGCAAAAGAACGGGCGGCTTTGGCGCAAAGCGAAAACGTGCAAAAGCCTGTTTCTGGTTCAGAAGAAAAAGTTGGCCTTTCTCAAGCTGTCGCAAATAAAATGCTTATGCCGTAG